CCCACAGTAACCGAAGCGCTGGGAGCGTCTTGGACATTCAGTTTTTCAATGTTGTTCATAAGATTCCTTATGCGCTCCGAATCAGCGCGGTTGAGTAAGTGTTAGCAGGCATGGTTACCGTAAACGTGTTGGTGCAGGTCTTATCCGCGCCAAAATCAATCACAGCAATCGAAGCGTTAGAAGCCGTAGCATCATAAATCAAAGCACACCGTGCAGTAAAGGCTGCAGGATTCCAAACTACATTGGCAAAGTTAACGTACGCCACGCTGTTCGTCGCGTCATAGCTGATCGTCACGCCGGTCATAACCTGACCGCCAGCGGTGTAGCCTGTGCCTGATACTTCGTTGACCGAGGTATACGCAGTGGTGGTTTGATTTAGATTGGCGTTGCCTGTATACAGCGCCATTTTGATGGTATCGGACGCAAGATTGAACTGACCGTTGTACAGCCCAACCTTGAAGCTCGTCGTCTGGCCTTGAAGGATTGACATAAATTACTTGACCGCCTGACGATATTGACCGCTGCGGAAAGCATCCTGACGTTCCAGACCATCGCCCAGACGTTTGGCTTGTGCAAGCGCTTCTGTGTATTTGCCGTTGTACAGACCCACCAAATCCTGCTCACCCTTCATGAAGGTGATGGCTTCAACCAAAGCGCCGTACAGCAGGGCTGCATCGTAGTTGTCCCCCAGCCAAGTCTGGCCGGTGGTCTGATTCAAGCTGGATGCGTTGGGAACAGTAATGGCAAACCCACTGCCACTGCCAAGGCTAATAGATAAAGAATCTCCCACGGCATAACCTGTACCCCCAGTTTCCAAAGTCACAGAAGTTACTACACCGCCGGACACCACAATATTTGCAGTAGCGCCAGAACCTGTACCACCAGTCAAAGCTTGGTTGTAATACGTTCCATTGGTATACCCTGAACCAGCAGTGAACGAACTGTTCAAACTGATGATGATGCCCGGAATGATCGACGGTGGGTAGAAGAAGTAGTGCAGTTCCACACCGTAGTTCTGATCGGGCGTTGGGCCAACCATGAACGACAACTCATTAGGTGCTGCGGACTGAGGGCCAAAGATGGCGTAGTGTGTGGGGAACCCAGACACAGACGGGTAGGGGAACGCTTCGCGGATGAAGTTAACGTCCTTGTTCAGCAGGTATTGATACGCGCCTTGGAAGCTAACTGTACCGGATACTGTACCAGTGTTGACCACGCTCAGCGTGATGCTTGTGCCGTTGACGCCGTAGACAATTGCACCTGAACCAATACCTGTACCCGTGACATTTTGCCCGATGGCGATTCCGCTGGCGCTTGAGACACTAATGACATTCGTGCCCGATGTTCCCGTAGCTGTTGTGCTGAACGTGGAATATGCAGCCAGCGAATAGGTAGACAAATAGTCCGCCGGGGCGGACAGGTAGGGGTTGGACGAACTTACTGTGCCGGTGACATTTTTACGCAGCGAAGGAAACTGAATTTCATTGTAAATCCGCTGCTCAGCTTGCTCAATGAACGTGTTGATGTCTACCGTAGAAAATGTGTTCTCGGTATAGTCTTGAACGGCAGTGACAAGCTGGTAGTAATTCACGCCATCGGTCCCCGAGCCATCACGCCTTTAGTAGCTGCGCCAGTGCCACGGATTTTGATGCCGGTGGTTTCGGTAGGCTCATAGTCACGGTTAGTGATGTTACCCACGCTCATGTGCAAATCTTGCACTTTTTGACGGTCGCTAGCGCCATAGCCAGTAGAGTCTAAGCTGGGTTTACCACCCTGCATTGTGTGGGGTTCAGCGTAAGTGGACGCGGGGCCCACTTCTTTGCCGCCCTTTTTCATAGAGTACTTAGCCATTATTTGCTCCCGCCTTTTTGGTTGTGAGCACGCGCCAAATTACGACCGACAGCACGCATAGATTTGCCAGTAGGACCACCTTTAGCAAGCTTGAGTTTAGTACCCTTGCCGCCTTTGTGCTCTTGCTTGTCGTGTTCTTTGAACGCTTTCTTGATCAAAGCAACGTCCTGCTTTTTGTCTTCAGCCATCTCTTTACGTGATTCAGCCTTGGACTCACCCATTTCTTTCTTAGCCATTTTCTACTCCTAAGTAGTCGTAATCGACACTGTACCAACACTTGTCACTGTTGCCAAGTAATTTGGCGTCAGTTTCGCATCAAATAACTGAGAACCCCCAATTGGATTCCAGCCCCACTGAATATCCCGTGAACCCCCCGAAAGGAACCCATCAGCATTTATACCCGAGGTTACATAGGTCGTATCGCGCCGTGGCTGGCGTACAGCCTGCGGGTCGTCAACGGGGAACATCCCCAATAGCAACTGTGGGTGGTCCGGGTCCCAGCACTCTGGGCAAACTTTTAACTGATACAGCTTGGTCTTAATGACCTCCATTTTTAGCTGTTTCAGCTTGTACTGCTGCCCGCACCGATCACACTCGGCAATCGAGTTCTTACCGGAGGCAAATCTATTACCCATTAGTAGCTATTCCCAATAAACATTTCACGGGGAACAAACCGAATTGCAGCTTTTTCGCGGTCTTCTTCTGCAGCCATTTGCCATGCTTCGTCGTACTGCTGTTTAAGCAATATCAGTCTGTTTTGCATATCGGGCGTTGGGGGCAGTTTCATAGCCAAATAGTAGGCCAGACCCGCAATCATGCAGGGTAAAAACCGGAATGGGATATCCATAACATTCACACCACCGCCAGCATCTTGGGTACGGCGCAGGCGCACGTACGCGAGCGTATAGGTTTGCGAGCCATCTGGAACCGGCCACACAGTGACCGACGGCAGGTATTGAATTAGGACCGGAGCTGCCACAGCATGCGATGCTGCAGTCGTATTGTTTTGCCCACGAGCGCAGGTGTTGATCGTATTGCCAGAGATGTACTGGTAGAAAATAATTTCTTGGTCGATCGAGATAAAGCCGTAGGCAGGCAGGCCAACCGTGGAAGTCAGGGTAATTGTTGTATCCGTTGCCGCGACTGCGTTTGCGACCGTGATAGTTGTTGGGCTTTGCTGGGCGTCTTGACGGTTAACCAAAATTTGAATTGGTCGCGCTTGCTGCAGCTTGTTGGGGATTGTCTGGTACGTTGAAACGCTGATGCGCGTAATGTTCAAATCAGACTGGTTGCTTGTGCTATTAGCTTGCGTACGAATGACTTGTTCCAGCAAATCCACTGTATCTGAGGGGATAGCATAGGTAGACTGCCCTTGAGCCAGCGTAATGGTCTGCTGATCCATCGTCCACATATTGATACCACGGTTTGCCCATTCAGCAAACATGATATTGAGCGAACGGCGTGCCGTACGCAGGTCATAACCACTACGCAGTTCAGTACCTGCGCGTTCAAACGCTTCCTCAACGATTTCGGTCAGTTGAGGGTTATAAAGTCCAGCGCCTGAGGTGGTTATGTTTGCCATTATTTACCTTTTGCGGCGCGCATATTATCGACCAAATTAGGGTATGGGCGTCCGCCAGCCTTGGCCATAGCTTTTGCTTTGGCTTTTTTACCGGCAGAAAGCGCTTTTGGCTTGCCAAGACCCTTAGGTCTGGCTTTATCCCACACTTTGCCGCCTTTAGCGTACTGTGTGAAGTCCGTATCATCACGGCGAGCCTTGGTTTTACCCTTCGGCATTTTTGAGGGGTCGATATCCCCCATACCACGGCTTGCCATCATGTTACACCTCAGCAGTATTTGCCTTTGGTAAAGCCTTTTGTGGCAATACCATCAGCACGTTTAGATGAAGCCGAACGGATTGGACCGCCTTTAGCATAGCCTGACGGGACACCTTGACTGCCACGACCAGCATTTCTAGCCATCATTAGTTCACGTGCAGTTGCACCGCCTTGACCACCACGACCAGCGTTTTTAGCCATATCCAAGTCACGTGCAGTTGCACCGCCTTGACCACCACGACCAGCGTTTTTAGCCATATCCAAGTCACGTGCAGTTGCACCGCCTTGACCACCACGACCAGCACCACTAGTTGCAGTGTTCTCATTATCAGCGGAACCACGACGAGTCAACTTTTGTTGGGCATTCAGGTAGTCACGCAAGGTTTTATCTTGGCCGTTTGCGTCTTTAAAGTCTTGCAATTGTTTTGCAGAAACGGTAGGCGCTTTTTTAGCGGGCGAAGAAGTTGCGGGCCCTGATGTAGAATCAGACTGCATGGGGGTTCTTGTCGTACCACTGCCCGAGCTGTCGCCCGAGTCTGATTTTTGGGTTTGGTAGTCCGAAATAGAACGACGAGCGCTTGCAGCCGCAGCTACAGGCTGGTCCATATCATCAGACGTTACTAAGCTATCGTCTTCGCCGTCGTAGCGTTTGGTTTTGCGTTTGGTCGCCATGGCGGGCTCCTTATTTACGGGTCATGCCGCCACCGCACATTGCCTTAACATGCTCGTGATGGAGCTTGTGGCCAGCAGCGTGTGCTTTAAAGTGCTCGTGATGTTGCTTATGGCCGTCGCCGCCATAGTGTTTTTCCATGTGGTCAACATGGTGCATATGTGAAGGGGTTTCTTCCTTCATCAGAGGGGGGTGATCTTGTTTCATAACTGCTCCTTACTTGCGGACCTTGCCGCCTTTTTTCATACCAGTTGTGCTGCCAGCCATTTTAGGCATCAAAGCACGAGTTTTGCCGCGCTCAGCCAAACCATCACGGCTAGGAGCCGCTGTTTTGACCTTAGACATTTTTGCGGTCGTCAGACCCTTTTTTTCACCTGTTGCCATATCACCACCTCTTGAGAATTTACGGCCCTTATCAGCCGAGTTAAAGTCTTTTCCCACAGACTGTGGGATACCCACCTTTTTGGCGAAAGCAGCGTTATGTGCTACTGCCGCCATCAGATTGTGTTGCGCCTTGCTCTTGCTTGGCATCACTTTGCGCCTTGCTGAAGTAGCTGGTCAATTTTGTTTTCCAACTTGTTAAAGCGAGAGTCAATGTGCTCAGTAATTTTGTTAAGCTCGTCATTGGTCACGTATCCTTTTGCGATTTCCTCGCGTGTACGGTTGAGCAAAATCTCGATCCGTTTAAGGTCATTAGACTTCTCTTTAAGGAAAAAGGCAACCATCCCCAGAATCAGGGATAGTCCGCCCGACCAGATCATGTTGCCGTCCATCTCAGCACTTCCACGCCCGCAGGCTCTTGTTAATACGCGAGTCTGGGTCTTTAGCCGTCTTGGTGCTAGTCAGCTTCTTCTTCATGCCTTCCATTCGGGCACAGAAGCTGTCGCGCCTTTTTCCGCCCTCGGGTTGCGGGGGCTTCAGATTCATCCCTTGCTTTTTGGCGGAGGCTCGCCCCTTGGCGTTCAAGCCGCCGTTGGGGTTCTTGCCTTCTGACCTTGTCCATGCGGGTGTTTTAGCCATGATTAAGTACCGTTTGCGATTAAGTAGCCCTCTTGCGAAACCGTTAAGGCCGCAGTACCGGTGCTGACTTTTGCTTGCAATTGGATGTCCGTTTTTTCCGTTACGGCACGGGGCATAACCCGTTGCGTATGGTAGTTGTTTGTAAACGGCGCAACAACAGTAACAGTGGATACACCAGCGCTGCTTGTTTGGTAGTTCTGGTATGTGGCAAAACCAGCAGGGTTGGCGTTCAAGCTGGTATTGATATCAATACGGCTTAGATAGAACGTATAACCTGCGGGGACCGTATAGATGCCCATCAAAGTGCGGCCATTGCCCGCCAAAATTTCTGCGTACAGCGTTGTATCCGATGTATCTTTCAGCGTGATGTTACCAGTGGGTGCACCGCTGGCTACTACCATACTGTTGATTCGGAAGTACGATTTCACTGTAGTCACAGCAGTCGTACCGTTCAACTTTACAGTTTCAGAAAGTTGGTTGTAGTTGGCGTCCAACCCATTGATGGTAACAAGCGTGCCTGTTTTATCATCGCCAGTGTTAACAGAGCTAACAATGTGCATTTGGATTGCAGACGACGGGAACGTGTAGGAGCTATTACCTTCCCACACTGGCACAAACGATGTGCCTACCGCTGTTTGGTAGCCATAAATGTTCAAGACACTGTGGCCGTAAATTTGACCGCGTGCAACCTGCAACTCAAACGGTTCAGTTTTTGCCTGACGAGTGATCGACTGGATTGAATTGTTGGTGCTTGGAATACCGTTCGGACTTTGAGCCATATTGATCTCCTTAGTTACAAAGAGGGGGCCGAAGCCCCCGGATCAATTAGTCAAGGTTACCGTAGGGGTACTGAGTCAGCGTACCGATGTTGTTGTCGGGCTGTGAGTAACGCAAGATGAAGTTCAGTTTGCCGCCAGTGGGAGCCGCAACGCTAGTGCCTGTAATGCTCAGAGTAAACACAACTTGCGACAAGAACGAAGGGTTAGCGCCCAAGGTGGGGTTCTGAATATCAGCAGTGGTAGCCAACAAGTTAGCCAAATTCGTGCCGGTATAGGTGATGCTTTGACGGCCAGCAGTGCCAACAGTCGTAGTGCCCAGAGCGGCAGTAGCATAAGCGGGAGTACCGGCAGCGGCAGTGTAGTTGTTGGAAACAAACACACTCACGTTGCTCAACGTAGCACCAGACTCACCAGTGATGGCAGAGATGTAGTCCACAGTCACGTCAATGATTTCGCTGCCATTGGGAATATACATCACAACGCCGCGATACACCTGAGTGGTGGTATCGGCGGGGATGGTTTGCACGGTAGGGCCGTTAGCGCTGTAAACGCTAGAGGGGGTATAAACTGTACCGGGCAGGTTGGGGATGTTGTTGCCCCAAGCAAATTGACCAGAGCCACCAGAGTAACCAGCAGTGCCAGCAGTGCTGTTGGAAAGATCAATGTAGCAGTCTTGTTCCAAGACTGTGTAACCGACGTCGCGCAAAGCGCCAAAACGGTTGTCGCCCGAAAGGATTGGGCCTTCAAATGTACTGCGTGCCATGACAAATGTCCTTATGCAAAAGTTACCTTGTTAATCGTTGCATCGTCTGCTGGGCCAGTGGCAACAAGGTCGAATTCCCAGATGCGCTCAATATACCTTATTTGGCAGAGGTGTCAAGGAGTTTGTTGGACTTTTTTAAGTTTTCTGCACGGGTCATTATTTGTAGATTCCAAGGTACATGGAGCCCACAAACATCTTCCCCTCGTAGGGGTACTATATGGTCAACCACATACGGAACCCCAGTAACCCGACTAACGGTCATCGCATCTATATAAAGCTGCTTAATTTGACGTTTTTGTTCATCTGTTAGCCAACTAGGAGTTGCTTGTTTATGCTTATCCCTCCGGTGCTTATTGCTGGCTTTTACCTCTTCGGGATGTTTTTCCTTCCAAGCGTTACGGTATTGCTGCCGCTGCTCGTTTGATCTAGCCAATGCTTTTAGCTTAACTAGCTCACTATTGGCTGCGTAATATTTTTGCTTAGCTTTCTGGCCTGCTTCAGACTTGTTGTACTCTTTGAAGTACTCCGCACGGGCGACATTGGCTTTTTCCCATTCGACTTTTAGGCACTCAACGCAGGCTCCTTTAGTTTTGCGTGCAGCTATGTGCCCATGCTTGCACGGCTGTCCAGTGAAATAGTACTTAGCCCCGGTTCGCTTTGCTTCTTCTCGGGTCTTGGGTAGGTTTGTAGTATCCAT